CATACTATTTCTCCTTATCTAGTTAATCCAGGACATACTGTTCCTTGATAGGGACAATATCTACACTCCCAGTTATCAAATGGTACTCCAACATCACCTACATCTAGGTCTTCAGGCTTTTCAACTTCTTCACCTATTTCTTTCATCTCGGTCCAATATTCAAGTGCGTCATCCATCCATGTATCAGGTATATATTCTTTACGAAGTGAACTAGTATCTTTATTATACCATAACAATCCAAGAGTTACTTCGCTTTCACCTAACTCTCTACCCATTCCCATACCATATGTAGCTACTTGAAGTGCATATCTTTTATCAATCTTATTAACTGCACCTCTACCATATTTCAATCTCCACTTGTAGCTACCACAAGTTTTATAATCCCATACTTCAATGTTACCAATAACATCACCAGCATATATATTGTATGTACATAAGTCTAGATGACCTAATACATTCAATTCTTTAATTATTATTCTGTGTTCAGTTAAAACTTTTAAATCAACAGGCTCATTGCTATCAACCCATGTATTAACTGCTTGTTCAATGTCATTATGTACAATAGTACCAAGTCTTAATAACCTCATATTTCTAGGTTTAAGCTCAGCTTGGTCATCTCCTCTAATCTTATGTAATTGTTTCCTATAGCATGAACCAGCAGACGAGGCACTTAAATAACCCTTAAACTTTTTATATTTCTCTGAGTTTTTAACCTGTTCTGCTTGTAAATGTTCATGATAAATGTTTTCTATATCTATCATATTTTGTCCTTCCAATGCTTCTAAATTTAACAATATTAAGGTTTAAATACAATGGGCAATCTACCTATTCGGTATTAATCTATATTGTCCATACGATTTACCATTCTTAGATTTTATAGTTTTGGTAATTATATTATAACCTTCTTTTCTTAATACATTAATGACTGCAGCTAATCTTGTACATCTGTATGGTTCTTGATATACATCCATTTGACTTAATACTGCGCCATTATTTAGTGCTTCCAATATTAATGTCTTTTGTGTTGATTTTTTAACTATTGGTTTATAATTAGTTTCAAATTGCATAATTATTCCTTTGGTTTAATGTTAGGAGGAAAGAACTTTTGCTTAACTGTTCGCTTACAGAGTTGAATTGCACGTGCTAACTGACAGTATTAACGATAACGGTATCGGGTCTTGTGTCCTGCCGATATACGAGGTTTGAAACTCGATTAGCCACTACACCACCGTCTGTTGGGTTTTTATAGCCGTCAAAACTTTCCTCGATTATAGATGATTAGGCTATATGTGTAGACTCAAACCACATATATTTAACTCATTGCTAGTCTGTGATACCTAATCAATAGATAGACTTGCCTTACATATATTAAATCATAAAACAATATGTTAATTGTTATTATTATCTAAGTATTTTACGTGCTGAAAGACAAGTCTAATAATAGGGGATTGGTTAGAGCCATAGCAAACAGTCACATACCAAGTTTCCTGTTCTGGCAATACCTAACCAGCCAACTCTTCACTTCTCAGCTAAAGTTATCCCCATTGGAGATAGTACTATGACGAACTATCAAATTTATATAACCACTCATAATAATGAATTTTATGTAATTCATCATAATCAGTATCAACTAGCTCTTCATAGTTATATGCATACATATCTCTTAATCTATCATATGCATCAATATATTTATCTTTATAATGCTTATTATCATCATCTAAGACAACAACATCATCTAGATTAAATGGATTAAATTCTGGTATTGGCTTGAAATCTGTCATGTTTATCATAGTTAATCTCCTTTATTTTTATGATATGTGCTAATGTTATTTAAAAGAATTTGGAAGACCACTTGTTATGCTCTTGTGGGCAGTGAGGTCTGCTATCTTCCATTACAGCTGAGAGTATATCAGGGCTTGTGTCGGTTGTTACACCTATGTCAACATAAAACCATATTATGATACTCATTTGACAGTTTTATATCCCCATTTACCTATCCATGTGTACACACTAGATAATGGAGAATATCCTATGGGTGAATGACCTCTTGCTAGTGATTCTTTATAACTATTTAATAATTCACCAGCTACTTTAGGTTGAATAGGATTTCTAGAGGCATCTTTACCATTATATAAAGTTATATGAAGTGGGTTATCAGTATCGCTCTGTTTGTAGACTTTATCTACACCGAGTACTATGAAACAAGCGTATAATCCCACTGACTTTTCATGGATAACTGCATATAATTGAACTAATTGTTCTTGACCTTCTTTAAAGTCTTCAAATCCAATTATATTACGAGGTAATGTACAGTCTGGTCCAAACTCCCAAGTCATATGTAATCCATTATCGAAGAATACACCAGAGTATAATTTATTTTGTTCTGTCATAATATCTCCTTTGCTCTCTTACGAGCTATTTTATTACGTTGAGCTTTAGTTCTACCCTCTTTCTTTAGAGTATCATTAAGCTTACGTCTTTTTTGTTTTCGACTCTTTGCATTTCTATTAGGCATAATTATCTCCTTTCATAAAAAAAGAGAGCCACGCCTGACTCTCTATTTATTTTCAACACTCACCGATTTAATATTTAAACACTGAGCAACTTAATTGCCTCAAACCATCTGTTATGTTTTAATCTCTCCTGATGAGTCTATTGTATCATCAAGAATCGTTTAGACTAAGTTTAAGAGTATTGGCGTATTATTATGTATTTATCCTCCTGTGACACCCGCTTTTAAGGTAATGCCTTTCCCGTGCCGGTTAACCAGTGTAATCCGCACATTTTTACATCTTACTGGCATAGACTTTCATCATTTACTCTTTATCTATTATTTAACTAACTTTACAGTTAATCATAAAAAAAAGGGAGATTGCTCTCCCTCTTCTTTTACCAGAACCTTGCTAGTTCCTTTAGATTACTGATTACCCTCGTTAAGCATTGTAAATAATCAGGATTGATACGTCTTGTTTCAACCATCTGACGTTCACAATAGTTAATTAGGATTTTAACAGTTTGGTACATAGTTATCTCCTTGTTAACATTTAAATGTGGCTTTCTCTTATCTATAATTCATCCCTTTTATCTTTTACTGATGCAGTAATAGCCACAATAGGGGTGAGCTACTGTTGTCTGAAGTCCATTAAGCTTCCAGTAGCTCTTGAGCAGTCACTCATATAAATGGTAGCGGAGGTGGGATTCGAACCACTTATGCACGTCTAACTAGCCTCCGGGTTATGAGCCCGGCGAGATGCCACGGCTTACGCCTCTTCTCTACTCCGCAGATTTAATAATTAATGGAATGGTGCATCATCCAATATAAACATTACTACTAGTATTACATAGATGATTGCTAGTAACAGTATACCTGATAATCCTTCAACTATCATAGTTATGACAGTCTTCTGAGGTTTATGATAACTCATAGTCTTACTCCTTATGTTAATGCCCATGTTATTTAAATATGCTATATATATGTACTTTATATGATTATATCTTTATTTATGGTAGAATAAGAATAAATAAGTATAAAATAAAAAAAAGGGAACTGTAATAGCTCCCTTCTTATTGATATCCTTATAGTTATATGTTAATGTCTAGGTATTCACCTGTATGATTCTCAAGAGCTTTCCTAAGCTGCTCGACTGGTATCTGATATGTACCCTTAGGCTGTGCTAGTGCCTCCATCTTCTCTATAGTTTGCTTACCCGTAGAGAATGCGTCATCTAGATTATCATTAGTGCAGTACTCATCTATTAGACCTGTGACCTGCTTGACTACGCTACCCATCATATTGATACGATTACGAAGCTCTTGCCTGCCATAGATGTTATAGCCTTTAGTTGCCTTCTTTTGGAGTGCTACATCCATACACGCTTCTATCTTATTAGATGTACTAAGTATATTGGTAACTGCAACAGCTACGATGCTCTCCTTAGTTGGTAACTTTATACCCTGACCTACGAAAGTGACCTGACCGTTAGTAAAATCAACCATAATTATTATCCTTTCTAACTTAATTTGTTGGTAGAATAAACATAAAAGGACCGGGGTGGTGTGTATATATAGGTGAGTATCAAAATACTATAATTTTTTGTTGTATATAACCTGGGCAGAGCATATATTAATTCAAATAAAAGGGAGAATGTTATGACTATTACATCTAAAGATTTATCTGGACCAGAGGCATATACGGGAGTTGCTCGTGATGAAGCTGAAAAAAAGTTGGAAGAATTAAAAAAGCTTCAGGCTGAGATAGATAAAATCAAGTTTGCTAAAAAGAAAAGTAAGCAAAAGAAAAATAAATAATATATATAATATAATATATAATATATATATATATGTAATAGGCTGTTGATTGAATCTTATGGCAGAAGAAATTGAAACTTTAAAAAATTATTCTTTAAAAGAATTAGAAGAACGTCTAGAAAAAATGTCTAGTGGAGATTTTCAATTTGGTAAATTGGTCATGATAGAAATAGATGGAAGTATGTATGAGATACCTGAGCCAGTTAATACTTTATTAAATAGCCTATATCGAATGTACAAAGAGGAATCAAAAAAGAATAAGCCTATAAAATAATATGGAATATAGAAAGATAAAGGGGGTTAAACATTACGTCTATGACGATATAGATGAATTTCAAAAAGACCACCCTGAGGAAAACGTATCACACGATTGGAAAAACGCTAAAGAAGGAGATTGGGTTGTAGCTGATGAAGACAGTAGGATATGTCAGTTATTGAAAGTAAGTGAAAAGATTAAGCATCCAAACGATAGACCTAATTATACACATAGCAAAGGATACGTCAGAACAGTAGTAGGGACATTCCTTCGAAATGATAAGACAAAGATGGATACAAATTTTGATGAACATCCTAATAGATATACATTCTCAAAAAAAATTAAAAATACAAATAGTAGGGTTAAAGAAAGAACAAGCACAACTAATAAAGAAAAAATATTTGCGACAACTGTAGCTGTAGGGACAGACGCAGTGAAAGCTTATATGGATGCTTTTAATGAGGAAGACAAAGAAAAAGCTAGAAAAAAAGCATTAGTTTTACTTAAACAGAGGAGAGTCATGGAAGAAATTGAAAAAAATGTAAAAGATGTAGCTAAAGCTCTAGGGGTAAATCACGAATATGTCCTTAGGTCTTTAAAACATTTAGCTGACTTCAGCGATGACCAAAATATAGCACTTCAATCATTGAAGGAGCTAGGCAAAGCTATAGGAACTCTTGGTGGACAAGTCAAGAAAGTTGAAACAGGAGTTGTCGGAATGTTTCAAGGGTTTAGCCCAGACGAGCTAAAGGGTGCAAGGAGAGAACTTTTAACAGATAAAAAGGAAGTATCGGATGCCTAATACATCAAATTATAAATTTAATAAAAAAGATTATGAAAAAGCCGCTGAGTTGGCAGAAAAGTATAATAGCCGATATGCTGCTGAGGTAATGGGAGTTCATGTAAGAACAATTAGAAAATGGAAAGCTATTGTTAAAAAAGAAAAGCTATTAGATGATTTTACAATAGAAGATACTCCCACAGGTAATGAACCTATAGGAGATTTAATTGAAAATAGAATTAAAAAATATGCATTAAAGAGTGATGCAAAAAATCATGAAAGACTAGTTAATGTAAAAATTAATATAGATGGACCGATTGGTGTAGCTCATTTTGGTGACCCTCATATAGATGATGATGGTACAAATATCGCTGAATTATTAATGCACGCAGATTTAGTTCAGAATACAGAAGGAATGTTTGCAGGTAATATTGGAGATAATCAAAATAATTGGATTGGAAGATTAGCTCGTCTTTATGGAGAACAATCAACTTCAGCTAAAGAGTCTTGGAGACTTACCGAGCATTTTATTTCAAAAGTAGATTGGTTGTATCTAGTGGGGGGAAATCACGATGCTTGGAGTGGAGCTGGAGACCCTTTGGAATGGATTTGTAGTCAAAGCAATGGAATATTTAACAATAATGGAGTTCGATTAAATTTGATATTTCCTAACAAAAAAGAAGTAAGGATAAATGCAAGACATACTTTTGCAGGACATTCAATGTGGAATACTGCTCATGGATTATCAAAAGCTATCCAAATGGGATGGAGAGACCATGTGCTTACAGCAGGTCATACTCATGTTAGTGGATACCAAGTTTTAAAAGACCCATCAACTGGATTGATTTCTCATGCTATAAGAATAGCGTCATACAAAGAATTAGATAGATTTGCTGAGGAGAAAGGGCTACCTGACCAAAATATATTCAAATGCCCAGTAACGATTATAGACCCAACTAAAGCAGACGATGACAATAGATTAATTACAACTATGTTTAATCCAGAGTCTGCTGCTGACTATTTAAAATACTTGAGAAGTAAATAATGCCTACACCTTTCATGTGTCATGACTGCGATAGTCCTACAATGAATAGTGATGGGATATGCGATAACTGTGTCGAGCCTACAACGGCAGACCAATACAATAAGGAATATTATGAGCAAGAGAAAGAGGGAAAAACCAACAATAAAGGAAATCACCCAAGCTATAGTTCAAATACAGGCAACGCAATCAAGCATAATAGATTGGATGAAAAAATTGCAAGAGAGAGTAGAATTAATAGATAATACTTTTGGAGCTTTCATAAGTATGGAAGGTCTTCACGATAAATTGAGTAAGTTCATTCAAAGTGAAATAAAGAAGAAAGAAGAAGATGGCGAACATAAACAGTCAAAACGTAAGCGAAGCAGAAGAAGCACTTCTACTAGCAAGTAAGGATTTAATTGCTTTTGGCAAATTATTCTTGCCTGACGATTTCTTACGAAGTGAGACTCCAGCATTTCATTTTGAAATGGCAGACTCTATTGATAATAAACAATGTAAACAGTTGGCTATTATTCTTCCTAGAGGTCATGGTAAAACAGTTCTTACTAAGGCTAGTATAATAAAAGATTTTTGTTTCCTTGATGAAGATATGCACTTTTATGCTTGGGTGTCTGCTACACAGAAACTTTCTGTTGGAAATATGGATTATATTAAGTATCATTTTGAATATAACGAAAAAATTCTTTATTATTTTGGAAAGCTAAAAGGAAGGAAATGGACTGAGGAAGATATAGAATTAACAAATGGTTGTAAACTTATTAGTAAAAGTAATGTAGCAGGTATTAGAGGAGGAGCAAAGCTTCATAAGAGATACGACCTAATTATACTTGATGACTTTGAACATGAACAAAACACTATTACACAAGATGCAAGAGCTAAAAATGCGAACCTTGTCACTGCTGTTGTTTATCCTGCTCTTGAGCCTCATACCGGTCGTCTACGGGTTAATGGTACTCCTGTACATTATGATTCATTTATTAATAATCTTCTTACTAGTCATGCAAAAGCTAAGAAGGGGAATAAAGAATTTGCTTGGAAAGTTATAACCTATAAAGCTATACAAGACGATGGTTCTCCATTGTGGTCTAGTTGGTTTCCTATAAGCAAATTAGAAGAGAAGAAGAAGTTCTATAGAGATTCTGGGACTCCTTCTAAATTTTATCAAGAATATATGATGGAGGTTCAAAGTGAAGAAGATGCAGTTTGGACATATAAACATATCCAATATTATGATGGATTTTTTGAAAGACATGACTCGCAAAGCTACATTAGTATCGATGGGGAAAGGATTCCTGTTAATACTTTTATTGGTTGTGACCCTGCCACTGACATTGATACTAAGGAGTCTGACTTTTCTGTTATCATGGTTGTTGCGGTGGATGTCAATAATAATCTATACGTCTTAGAGTATGAAAGGCACAGAAGTATTCCTACTTTAGGAGCTAAAGATAAAAAAGGTAAAATAATCGATAAAAAAGGAGTTGTTGATTATATTATGGAACTTCATGAGAAGTATAATTGTACAAGCTCCACAGTGGAAGATGTAGCTATGAATAGGTCGGTATTTCAAGCTCTCAATGACGAGAGAAGAAGGCTAAACAAATTTAATATCGCTGTTATCCCAGAGAAGCCAGGAGGGACTCAGAAGAGAAATCGTATTTATAGTGGTCTTTCTGGTCGCTTTTCGCTAGGGGCAGTATTTATTAAAGAGAATCAGTTTGATTTAATTAACGAAATTGTTACATTTGGACCGAGAATGGCACACGATGATACCATTGAGGCTCTATATTATGCGAATTTATATGCATTTCCTGCTAATTTATCGCAAAATAAAGAGAAAAAGTGGCAAAAAACTAGAAAAAAAGCCAAAAGTTGGGTGGTTGCATAATGATTAGTATTTCACAGATGAAATCTTTGATTAAAAGTACTTGTTCTCAAATGGGGGATAAGTTTGCTTCAGATGATGCCGTTAATCTTGTATTAGCTACTGGTATTGTAGAGAGTCGATATGAGTATATTAGGCAAATGGGTGATGGACCAGCGAGGTCATTTTGGCAAGTAGAAGCAGCTACAGCAGTAGACAACTTAGCTCATTACCTAAAACATAGAAAAAAATTAATGTCTAGATGTGCAGAAGCAAGTTTAGTTGATTTAAAGCATTGGCAGAACTTAGATGAGAGGATATGGGAAGAAATATTAGAAAAGAACATAGCTGCAGGTATTGTTCATTGTAGATTAAAATATTGGAGAGTTCCCAAAAGAATGCCTAACACGATTGAGGGAATGGCGAATTATTGGAAAAAATATTATAACACAGAGCAAGGGAAAGGAAATCCTGAGCATTTTATTGATGCTTCTAGGAAATATCTAACGTAATGGCAAAAAGAGGTAGAAAGAAAAAAGCAGAGGTAATCCTCGATTTATGGAGGAAAAGTAATAATTATTCAAGAAGAAAATGGTATAACGATAGTCAAGCTGCTAATGACTTTTATTTAAACGACCAATTAACTCAAGACGAAAGAGATGCGATAATAGAGTCAGGGATGCCAGATTTTATTATAAATAGAATCACACCTGCTATTGATATTATGAAATATTTTGTTACTGCTAATAATCCAAAATGGCAAGCAATAGCTTCAGAAGGAAGTGACGCAGATGTTGCTCAACTACATAGCGCAGTTTCTGAATATTGTTGGCATCTATCAGGTGGAAAAGGATTATTTGGTCAAGTAATACATGATTCTCTTGTAAAAGGATGTGGATATTTTGCAATTACTGTAGACCCTGATGCTGATAGAGGTATGGGAGAAGTGATGTTTACATCAGTCGACCCTTATGATATTTATATAGACCCTAGTTCTAGAGATATTATGTTTAGAGATGCTTCTTATATAATAATTCAAAAGAATATGCCGAAAGACCAGCTTATTAAACTTATGCCTCAATATAAGGCTAAAATTAATAAAGCAAGTGGTTCTCCTGAATCTAAGCAAACATCTTCTAGAGATAAAGAGGCTAGCCAATCTATACAACATAGTGATATAAATTGGGCTGATATTTACGACCCTGAGACTGGTGAAAATCAAGAAATGATTGATTTCTATGAGTGTTATGCTAGAAAAAAAGTTGCTATGGTAAATGCTTATATAAAGAATCCTCCTTCTCCAAAGCAGATGAACGCTATTCGTGAAGAGGTTGAGAAAGAAACTGAGATACTTCAAGAAGAATTAAAAGTACAATTACAAGAAAAAGAATTAGAATTACAAACCGCTGTTGAAGCTGGTGAGATGATTCAAGAAAGAGCATCGCTAGAATTAGAAAAATTTCAAATGGAGGCTCAACGCCAAATCGAAGAACAACAAGCTAGTTTGCAAAGCAAACTAATTGATGCTAAAGGTAGAATAGAGCAAACTGTTATGGATAAAAAAGTCTTCGACAATTTGCTTGAAGATGCAAGTTTTTCTCAACAAGTTGTTGACGTAGTTGAATTTTTTCAAACAAGAATAATGCTAACTTGCACAGCAGGAGATGCTTTTCTTTATGAACAAGAATTAGATATAGAGGATTATCCTATAGTTCCAGTACCCTACACACATACTGGGACTCCATATCCAATGGGTGCTGTTACTCCTATGATAGGAAAACAACAAGAAATAAATAAAGCACATCAGGTTATGATTCATAATGCAAATTTAGCTTCTAATCTTAGGTGGTTATACACAGAAGGCTCTGTTGATGAAGAAGAATGGGAGAAGTATTCATCTGCTCCAGGAGCTATGTTAAAATATAGACAAGGGTTTGAAGTTCCAACACCCGTGCAACCTACTCCTATAAACAATGCATTTTATACTATTACTCAAGAAGGAAAGTCGGATATAGAGTATATTTCTGGCGTTGCTTCTCAAATGCAAGGAGTTGGGCAACCTCAACATGATACTTATAGAGGGATGTTAGCACTTGATGAGTATGGAACAAGAAGAATTAGACAATGGACTAATAATGTTGTAGAACCAGCTCTTGAACAATTAGGTAAGATATTTAAAATAGTAGCTCAACAAACATATCAAGCTAATAAAGTATTTAGAATTGTTCAACCTGAAGCTGGAGCATCTGATGCAGAAGTAAACTCTGTAGAGTTAAATATCCCAATTTATAATGATTTTGGAGATGTTGTAGGAAGATGGAATGACTATGAAACTGCTAGGTTTGATATAAGAATTGTTGTAGGCTCAACTCAACCAATCAATAGTTGGGCTTTGCAAGATGAATATTTTAAATGGTTTGAAGGTGGACTTATTGATGATATTGCCATGGTAGAGGTAACAGATATTAGAAATAAGAAACAACTCTTAAAGAGAAAATCATTATATAGTGATATGCAAAATCAATTAGCTCAAATGGAGCAAAACATAAAAGAATTACAAGGAGAGAATGAAACTCTCGAAAGACAGATAGTACAGGCAGGAATAAAACTGAAGATAAATGAAGGCGACAAGGCTAATCAGCAACAATATATGCAGACAGAAGCAGAACAAAAACTGACTAGACAAGTGTTGAAAATGACTCAACAGGAGGCTAGAAAAGAAGTTCAGAAAGCAAAAAAAGAAGCAGTTGATTCAAATAAGAAATAAATCTAAATTATTAACATGAAAAAGGAGCAAAAATGAGTGAACAACAAGCAATAACTGACAACTCTGGTGATGTAGATGTTTCTGCATTGGAAGACCCAGTTGCAGTTGAACCTCAAGAAGCTGATGATTTTTTTAACCAGCTTGATAAACAAGTGATGGGGAGCACCATCAGCGAAGAGACACAACAGACAACTTCTCCACAAGAGAACTCTGTAGAATCTTCTAGTAGTAACGAAGATGTTACTACACTAGAGAAGAGGTATAGCGATTCATCTCGTGAAGCAAAACGCCTTAACCAGCAGCTTCGTGATATTGAACCTTATATGCCTATTCTTGACGCAATGAAAGAAGACCCTAATTTAATCTCTCATGTGAAAGATTATTTTGAGGGTGGAGGCTCTACGCCTACTGACTTAAAAGGAAGATTGGGAATTGAAGAAGATTTTGTATTTGATTATGATGATGCAGTATCTAATCCAAGTTCCGATAGTGCTAAACTATTTAATGCTACAGTAGATGGGGTTGTACAAAGAAGGTTAGGACAATTTGCAAATGAACAACAGACTAAAGACAGGCAGAGGAATGAAGAACGAAGTTTTCGTGATAAGTTCGATATATCTGACCCTGATTATGATGACCTTGTTGACTTTGCAAAAAATCGTAAACTTACATTAGAAGATGTATATTATCTCAAAAATCGTGAATCAGCAGCAGATAATGTTGCTAACAACACGAGAAATGAAGTAATGGACCAGATGAAAAATGTTCGTAAAACCCCGCAAAGCTTAGCATCTGTGGGAACAGCACCTAGAGAAGAAACGTCACTAGATGACCAAGTATTCGATAAACTTTTAGGAGTAGGGGAGAGACTCAACGATATAGGACTATAACCCTAAACTAAAAGGAAAATAAAATGGCTGATACACGCTATCCTCAGAGTACCCCTCTGAAACTAGCTACCAGTTCAGGACTTTCCGAGTCTAGTAAGGCTATAGCTGCGTCTGGTTTATCAACTGGTGACCTAAGGAGACGATATGACTTCTCCGAAAGGTTTGCAGAATTAGCTATCGACCAAACACCGTTTTTTCGGTTTGTGTCGGGAGTTGCAAAAAAACCGGTAGATGACCCGCAGTTCAAATTCACAGAAAAACGTCAATCGTGGATGAAGCGATATGCGTATGTTGTAGGTCAAGTAATTGTGGGAGCGGCAGATTCTTTAGATGATGCTACTTTCCGTAATTTCAATGACTCTGCAAGTGGCGCAGCAAACGCTGCTATCGCGGCTGGTGATACTGTGAAATTGTATATGGCAACAGATTATAAGTCTGCTGGTAACTTACAAAACATCTATGGACAATCAAATGGAGCGATTGCCGTAGGTGCTGCTGGAACTGCTCCAGAATTCTTAATGGCTAACCAAATCTTACGAGTTAACCTATCTGCAACTGCAAATGGTGGACCTGTAATTAGTGATTATGCACTAGTTAAAGTCACATCTGCAGGAGCTGCTAATCTCACTAAAGGTGGATTAGAATGTAGACTCGTAGAAGGTGAAGTTATTAGGGCTGCAAGCGGTGAGCTTACTTCTTATGCAGGTAACTCTCCTGTAACTCAAGTATACGACAAGGAAATCTCAGGAGCTGAAGGCTCTTCAGGTAATCTTGAAGCTATGAGAGTACAGGTAGCAGGTACTTCATATGAAGAAGGTTCTTCACTACTTGGCAACTCATGGAAAGACAATCCATACAGTACTGGTTATGGACAAACTCAGATTTTTAGGTCTGAATTTGGTATGACTAATACTGCAAGAGCAACTGCACTTAAATACGAACCTAACGAATGGGCTCGTGTTTGGCGTGATAAGTTGATTGAACACAAGTGGGAAATTGAATACGCTGGACTCTTCGGAGCACAGGTTTCAGATGCTGCTGGTGTAGGTCACACACAGGGTGCTATTGATTATGTCTTGAAGTATGGTAACATCTTTAGTTGGAGTAAAACAAAGACTATCGATGACTTTCTTGATGATATGTCAAGTTATGTTGACCCTCGCTATAACCAATCAAAAGCAACAGTCTATTTCTGTAGTACCGAAGTGTACAACTGGTTGCACAAAATCGGTGGATTCTTTAAACAGAACCTCGGTCTTGACGACCAAATCAGAGCAGACTTAGCTATAACGGGAAGAAAGAAAGTTATGGGATTAGATATGACTACTTTCAGTACTGTTTATGGAGACATGAACGTAGCTCGTTGTATCGCTCTTGATGGTTCTGCAATAAGTATCTTAGGTTGTAACATGAATAATGTTAAATACCGTCCATTGGTCGGTAATGGTGTTAATCGTGACACAGCTATCTACGCAGGAGTACAATCACTAGAAAACTCTGGTATTGATAAAAGAGTAGATATGATTCTTACAGAAGCTGGATTCGAATGGCAAATGCCAGAATCTCACGCAGTTTGGAAAGTATAAAGAATCTAAACTAATACATGGCAAGGCTTCATTCCGCTTTTAATCCTCCTTTCTCCGGTCTGAAGCCGAGCTGTGTTGTTATATTATGAAAATTTGGGAAAAAGTTAACAACATAACAGGGCATTCTTCTAAAGCAAGATATTTAGTAGAGTACATTAACGCTGGCTCTAAGTTTATATTATCGGCTTTACCAGAAAAGTTTCTATGGACTATTGCATCAGAATCCGAGGTTAAAGGATTTGATAGTGATGGAAACAGTGAAGTAGGAGATGGTTCTACAATAGCTTACGATAAAATATTAGCAGTATATAGACTTGATAGTGGAAAGAAGAGAGTTTGCGCAGAAGCACCTGATAAAAGTATTCATATATTTGATGAAGCAGGTTCTTTACTTACTGCTACTAAAATGTTTCCTAAGTTTTACAAATTAGGAGGAAAAATTTATATTAAACCTGACCCTGACTATAATGCTCACATAGGAAGTGGAAATGATTTTCAACACACATATTCCGATATTGATGGCAATTCTGTTGCTGTTGACTCAGAAGAAGGAGATAAAGGAGTTATTGTATACTCAGCTCCTCCAGTAATTGATGAAAATACTGATACTTGGATATTAGCAGAATATGAGAATGTTGCAATATTATACGCAGCTTCACTTGATTGCTTACGTCTAGTTGCCTCCTATAGAACAAGTTGTGAAAGCGAAATAACAGAAATAACAAAAGCATCAACAGGGTTATTGGCTTTATTTAGAAGTAAAATGCCAGAATTAGATTTAACAGTAGATACAAATAGTGATTCTATTGGCATACCAAGTATTGATTTGGATTTAGTCGTTTCTGAGGAACTTCCTACATTTAGTATTACAAAAGACCTACCTACTGACTTTAGCTATAACACAGAGCTTCCCTCTCCAATAAGTATTTCAAGCTCTTTGCCAACACTTGATTTCTCAGGAATGAATGAACCAAATACTATTAACGTATCTTCATCGTTGCCTTCAAGTATTGTGCTTAGCACGTCTTTACCTTCTATAGGGACTTTACCTGATATAGACACAGATGTATCTGCTTATTCAATAACTAAGAGTATACCAACATTTGCTTTTGGAAAAGATTTTCCATCTGAATTAGATATGACAAAAGAACTTCCAGATGATTTTGTTTTAACAAGAGAATTCCCAAGAGCTATAAATATACAAACATCATTTCCTACTGAAATGGATATTACAAATGATTTTCCTTCATTTACATTTAATGGAGTTATTCCTTCACCAATTAGTATTTCTAAATCCTTACCTTCTTCATCCCTATCGGTTGGGACAGATTTACCTACTATTAATATATCAACTGTAGACCCTCTTGCAATTAGTATAAGTAGCAGTTTACCAACAGCTTTTTCACTTAGTACTATATTCCCACATGAATTGACGATTAACTCATCTCTTCCTGATGATTTTAGTATTACTGGTGTAGACTTACCTGACGCATATAGCGTCACAACGGAAATACCATCATTTTTAGTAGATGCTAATTTTACATTAGACCAAACTGATATTAGCTCTGCTCTAACTTCTGCTAAAGATGTTATGCTAGGAGGTAAAGAAAGTAGCGATGACACAGCAAAAACTTCATTATCAACAATTCATTGGTTAGAAGATGAAGACCCTGATATGGTTAGTTCAACAATAAATGGAGCAACAGCAGAACTTCAAAGAGCTCAGACTGAAATAGGGAAACAAACTCAAAGATTAGATAGTCATAGGAATAAAATAAGCTCAGAAGCTCAAAGATTTCAAAGTATGCTTCAAAGACATCAAGAAGATGTACAGAGTAATCAAAATCGTATTAGAGCTGGGGCTGAAAGATTTAAGGCTAAAGTAGATTCTGAGGCTAGTAGAATAAACTCTCAACTTTCAAAGTTTACCACAGAATTTAACAAAGAGTCTAAAAGAATGGATTCGCAATTACAAAAGTATCAATTAGAGTCACAAGCTGAGCAAGTGAGAATTAGTAGAGAATCTGATTCTTATAGATTAGAGTTAGATAAAGAAAAGACAAGAGTTAACCTTGAATTAGGAAAGTTTAAGGAAGATGTTAATAAAGAAAGTACTCGTGTTCAAAATGAACTAGCTAAATATCAAGCAGATTATCAATTTGAATTAAACAAGAGTGAACAAGATATTAAAATATACGCAGCAGACCTAGAAAGTGAAAAAACTAGAGTAGGAGCCGAGACTACTACGTATACAAAAGAATTAGATGCGGCAGTTAGCTCTCATAAGACTTCTTCAGACAACTATGCATTAGAAATACAAAAAGAAACATCTAGAATAGAGAATGGTATAAAGAGATACCAAATTGAAATGGAAAGTGAAGTTTCTAGGTATAGGGAAGAATTAAGTGCTTATAAAACAGAATTTGAAAAAGAAGCAGCTAAAGCAGGTGTTGATGTCCAAGCATATCAAGCGGAACTTGCAAAAGAAACAACAAGAATAGATACTGGTTTAAAGATATGGAGTTCTGAGTTTCAAAAATCTGTACAAGATTATCAGTCTAGTTTAACATCTTATAATGCTGAAGTTCAATCTGAGACCGCTAGGGTACAATCTTCTCTTGCTAGGTTTAATGCAGAAATGGGAAGAGTATTGCAAGAGTTTGGTGGTGAGATTAGTAAATACTCTACAGAACTTCAAAAAGAATCTGCTAGAAATCAATCTGAAGCTTCTAAATACAATATTGAACTAACAAAGGAAACTCAAAGAGTCACATCGGATATAGGTATTTATAACGCTGAATTAGGTAAGTTATCTCAAAAGTTCAATAGCGATATGGCTAAATACCAACAAGAACTTGGCAAGGAAACACAAAGATTAAATAGTGAGATAGCTAAGTATAATGCAGGTCTAACAAAAGAAATACAAAGAATTAATTCTACAGTAGGCATTTATAGTGCTGAGCTTGGAAAAGTAAATACCGATTTCAATGCACAGTTAGGTAAGTATACCACTTCTTTAAATAAAGCAGTTCAGGTAGTTGGTAAAGATGTTCAAAATTTTACAAATAAATTAAATAAATATTCAACTCTAGTACAAACTAATGTTGCAAAACATTCAGCAGATGTTGCTACCGCTAGAGGTTATCTTGAGGAATCAGGTACGAGAATACAAGTTGCAGGGACTTATATGAATAAAAGTCAATCTGTTTTTGGAAGTTCTAGAGATTATTATCAAAGAGCTATGCAAGAATTATCTGCAATTAGTGGAGCAGTAACAGCACCTCCTCAAAAACAAGCAACCCAAAGACAAGAACAAGGAGCTACATCATGACGGTTTTAGAAATGATGGAGAGAGCAAATACTAGAGAAACAAATTTAGCTATATCGTTTATTAAAGATGCTATTGTTAAAATTCAAAGCACAAGCGAAATAGTTCTCAAGGTAGATAAGCAAAATATAGTGAAAAATACTAGAGATTATGATATACCTACAGATTTAATAGCTCTTGACAATGTTTCTGTATTAGATACAGAAGATGATAACAAATTTAAAATAATAAGAAGGATTACCGATGACCCAATAGTTATCGATGATACAAATCCATAATGAGCTATGATACACACAAAAATTGGTTTTATAAGAGACATGGAAAAGTTCTCCGTTTATATCGTCTAAGAAAAACATCTCACCGTGTAGTGGATGCCGAGGGAAGGGTTAGTCCCTCAGGTACTGATGAATTAATATATCCAGATGAGAATATAACTAATGGATTAAGATTAGAATATACCTCTCTTGTAAAACCATTCGTTCAAGAAGACCCCGAAGCAACAGCATACTCTTCTCTCACAGAGACAACATCACCTGAGGAAAAAACTCACGTTAATTTAAACAGAGTTTTATCATTAGCTGTAGTTGAATACGTTAAAGCTCAGTTTGCAGAACGTAAGGGTGACATAAAGGCAAAAGAATACTTTATGAATCAATTTTTTAATAAATTAGCAGATAACGAAAGTAATAAAAATGATGT